CCCCCCAACGCAATCAGGCCCCCTCGAAAGGGGGCCTGACCAGTGTGGCGGGTGCAGGATTCGAACCTGCGTAGGCGTAAGCCGACGGATTTACAGTCTGCCCTCCTTGGCGTTTGCAGAGATTGGGCAACATTGACACTGTTGTCCATAACGCATCTACCAGGGCATTCACTGTTGGGAGCGTTGGTGGTTATGTGCAAGCCACTGATCTACTGCGGACGCACTGCGGACGGAAACGGCTAACGAGATACAGCCGGTCCCCAGTACTTATCGGCGAGCGCCCGAGCGAGATTGATCAGCTCCTCGCACGAACGATTCACATTGGCATCAGAGAAAAGCTCCTCGATACGTTCACGATTCTCCCGGATCCAGAAGACGGTCGCGTCGACCGATACCGGGGCCGTCTCATCCACCCCGTCCATGAACTGTCTTACCAACGAGATGCGGAACCAACTGTCACCGGAATCGGCGCGAGCGGTAGGTGCGACGTCGAAAAGTATCTGGCCTCTGTCGTTGGTGATGCTCCAGCTCAGAACCGGCCCCGTCAGTGTCAGCGACGCATTGTTCGTCGCAACGCCCGTCGTGCGGGAATTCGTGATCCGGTAACGAGGGTCCAGGTAAAGGAACTCGAGGTGGCGGAGATAGAACTCCAACAGTGTCTTCATCTACCTCGCGAGATAAGTGAAGTAGTTGCCGATCGCCGTGAGAGCTTGGCGAGACAAATCCGGGTGCCGTTCGTGCATGACTGCCTCGACGTAGTCGCCAGCGTCGTTGAGGGACATGCGATTCCAGTCGGGTTCGATCTTGATCGCCTCGTCGAGGATGGCTCGCACCCGTTCCAAGGCTGCTTTCGCACTGTCTGCACCGAAATGTGCTTGGAATTCTTCGTCGTTCTTCCCTGGATAGCGTCGCAGGTAGACGACTATCGCGTCACTTGCGTCGATGCCGGTGCTGGACATGATGCGAACCTACCTCACTTGTCTCTCGAAAAGATGACCGTTGACTTCCCGGTATCGGGGTCAATCTGCACTATTTTTGTGACGCCGGGATTTTCCATCAGGCGAGGGATCTCAACGGTTTGCCAGATGTTTCCGGGCCGTAGGTCGGAACCGATGACAGCGGTTACTTCACCGTTTGTGTTCTCCGCGTATGCCTTCGATGCGTCTTTCCCAAAACTGGACGGATACTGGGTCGTGGCGATTCCACACGGGAAGTGGGTCCACCCCGTTCTTGACGAGCGTGGTCTCCAAAGTGCCGCCGCCGACACCGACCGCGATGCGCTCGGCAATTCCCGATCCATCAGGGCCGACCCCTATTCCGCCGGCGTCGCGCCCTGACCAGAAGTGCGCCGTGTTCGGGTCTGTCTGCGTAAGGTCTCTCAGCTGCTCATACGAAGGCAGGCTGCCTGGTATGTAGTGGCCGTTTGAGTCGACTGCGAAGTCCCAGCTGTGATCCGCTGTGCTGGGCCCTGAATGATGATCGCTACTGCTTGGCGTGTGGTCGCCGCCTGGTGCGGCGGGGTGGTGGCCTGAGGTGGCGTCGTCGATGCTGTGCGCGGGTGCTGGTGTGTCGTGGAGTGCACCGGGGCTGGGCAGGTCCGGGTGCATGCTGCCTAGATGCGCAGCGGACTGCTCAAGTCCAGCGCGTGGCAGCAGGCCTTCGGGACCGCCTGCCATGAGCGCCCCGCCCTCTACCAGTCTTTCCCCGACGTAATTGCCGGGGTTTTCGATGTTGTGCTTGACCTCCTGGGCGATATCGACAATCGGCGGGGTGGTCACTTGGTGTTTGAAGGACTCCCATTCGCGCCTTCCGGCCTCTTCATTGGCCTCCCAAAAGCCCTTGTCGCCCAACCCGAGACGGTCCCGTAGATCGATGATCGGTGCGATCAACTTATCGACACCCTTGTCGATGCCCTCGGAAATGTCTGACTTGAAACGCTCAGCAGCCGATGGCTTGTGTTCTTCCGGTGGCTTGTCGTTACGGTTGATATAGGTGAGGCTTTCCCCGATACCGCCCAGCTTCGTTTTGTCGATAGCGTCCTTGGCGAACGGGCCATACTGCGGGGCACTCGGATCGGCCGACGCGGCGGCAGCGGCCGGGTTGGTCGGCGGGTTCTTGACGTGCCCCACCGTGTCTGCAATCGTTCCGGCACCGGGATCAACCGAGGCCGGATCGGTCTTCTTGGGGTACCAGTCCTTGTAGAAGTTCGCGGGCTGGGCAGTCGGATCAGCGGGTGTCGGCTGCGCCACGGCGTCGCGCAGAATCTTGCGGCCATCGACCAGAGCGGTTTTGGGGTTGACGCAGCCGGTGATCGTTTGGGCCATGGCGTCGGCCTGGGCTTTGAGGGTTTGACAGCCCTGCTCCCATTTGGCGACGTAATCCTTGATTTGACGCTCGATGTCGGCGACATGGGCGCGGTTGCTGGCGATCGACTCATCGCTTTCACCCTCGGCGGGGTGATATTCCACGTGGTAGGTCTGGTCGATCGTCACCCCTTGGTTCTTGTGCGCCAGCACGCTCTCGATGAGACGCTGGCCGTTGACCAGGGGATCGACCACCTCGTATTCGATGGTGGCGGCCACGAGCTTGCCGCGCTCGTCAACGGTGTCATCGGCATTGTCCGAGCCGTGGCAGTCGGTGCAAGCCCCCTCATACGAGGCATTCGCGGTACGCCCGGTCCATTCCGTGCCATCCGGGGAGCCGGCCCAGCGCTTGTACTCGTCGTAAACCTCTTTGAACTGCCGGGTTTGTGGTCGCCAGGTGTCCACGACCGCCATATAGTCATTGGCCTTCTTGGACATGAACTCATCCAGTGGCGTCAACACCAGTGCCCCTATGCGCGCTTCGGGGGCTGATAGATGCTCGGCAGATTGCCGTACCCGGCAGCCAGAGAACCCTCCCCGAGCTTGGCCGTCAGTGAACTCTCCGCGATCGTGAACGCGTGCTGTGTCTCATCGGCGAAATCAGCGATCGTGTTCAGCCGTGCAGCGCCGATCCGCTTGACATCGGCGATGGCCTTAGACACCCCGTACAGCGCCGCCAACCCCGGATCGGCACCAGCCGGGGCCGCAACACTGGCCGCGGTGCTCCGTGTGAGCTGATCAGCCAGCGTTCGTAGATGCGGGCCGAGCTTGCCCAGCGCCGCAAGATCAACCTTGAGAACGTTCTCATCACCGGACACGACACCCCCCTTTCGGCAAACACCTTGGTGATGCACGGCACACTACAACCTCAGTAGCTAATTGGGGTAATAACCAGAACCAGAGTCCGGATATCTGTCAGGATCGCCGCAGGGCACCGCCCCTTTTGATCACCTCACCATGGTTCCCCCGCCCCAAACGGGGCGGTGCCCGTCAATTCGGGGTGGCTGTGCCCGGCTCATGTAGGGGCCGGTATGGCCATCGCCGCCGATCCGAACACGACCCCCCCGACGCCGAACCCGGACGCGCCGATTTTTTCGGAGCCGTCCATAAAAAAATTTTCTGACTACCTCCGGAGTCAGGCCACCCCGGGTAGCTAGGAAATTTGGGGGTGGCATACACGCAGGTCAGCAATGGTCGGAATGGCAGTGGTTGCCGCCGACTCGAACTCGGCATCCGAGACGCCATCCGTCATGGCATAGATCTGATGCTGCGTCTCGCCGCTATTGCCGACGTAATCGGTAGGCGACGGTTTCGTTTCAGCTTCCAGCCTGGAAGCTGAAACATGCCCGCCACCTTCGCGCAGGCCGCGAACCTCCCCCACGCGCCTGGCCTTCCCGGATCGCGACGCCGAGGCCGCGTTCTGCCCGAGCACGCGGATTTGCGTGCCTCGGGGGACCAAGCCTATTCAGGGTTGACCCTGAATAGGGTCTACCAGGGTTGGTTTTCTGGGTTGGTGCGCTGCGTGGCAGGGTATCGGCACCCGGCACGGTGGTCGTCGGGGTTGAATGACCTTGTGCGGCAGGAGCATTGCGCCAGTTCACGCGGCCACGGCTGTTCTACCGCCGGGCGAAGGGTCGCGTTTGAAGCGCGGCCCTTCCGAGCTGGATTCAGTAGAACCATGCGGGTTTGTCGGTGGTTGCGATGTCCTCGGCGCTGTGCCCGATTTCGGTCATGGGGACCGCGGTTTCGTTGGGGATCGCGGCCAGTACGTCGGCCATGGCGGGATCGGCTTCGATGAGGGTGACCCAGTGCTTGCGGCGCGGCGCTGTGATCTTGCCTTTGGCGATGGCGTCGTCGACGGAGGCTTCGACTTTGGCGTGTGCGGCTGCGGCAGCGAGTTGTCGGCCCTGTGCGGCGTCGTGGCGTAGCGCGGCGATGGTGGCGGTGTCCAGCACCTCGAGCCCGACTTTCGCTGCGGCTGCGGCGACGGTGGAGGGTTTGGCGGGGTCGACGCCTTCTGCCTGTGCGGCGAGGTCTTTGACCGTGTCGAGCACGAGGGCGGGGTCGGTGGTGTCGGCGGGCAGGCCGAGGGTGTCGAGTAGTTCGGTGGACTGTTCGTCGGTGAGCGTGAGAGCCATGATCGTCTCCTGTTTCGGGGTCAGTTGAGGCCGGCGAGTTTCTTGGCGGCGTACGGGCGATCCACGGCGAACGCGGGCACGACGTAGGCCTGCACCCATGTGGAGCGGGTGGCTTTGTCTTCCCAGATGTCCACGGTGAGAGGGGCTTCGAATCCGACGGTGCCGACCATGCCCTTCTGGCAGGCGTAGGCGATGCCGGCGGGGATCCGTGGGTTGGACACCATACGCAGCCCCGCGGATTTGAGTGCGGCTTCCAGGGTGTCGGCGTAGGCCTCGCGCAGTTGACGGGCCTGTGTCGGGTGTACGACGAGCAGGTCGTGGACGACGCCGAGTTCTTCGAGGTCGGCGCGTTCCTGCAGTTGCGCGAAATGCGCGGTCGGGCGTTGGGCGCTGGGGGTCAGGTTCGCTTCGGGGCCTACGAATGTCAGACCGTTCCACGACCCGGAGGCCGCGACCGAGACGATGGCAGATGCATGTAGTTCTTCGACGGTGCGCACGTCGAGCTTGCGCACGATGGTGTTGACCAGTTGCGTGGTCTGCTGGTCGAGGTAGTTCACGTCATTGCGGCGGATCTGTTCGGCGGTGACCTGGAACTTGCCGCCCCAGTCCTCTACGACCGCGAGTTTGGGGTCGGGGTCGACGCCCTCGACGATCTTGTATTCGGCCCCGGGGGCGCGCTTCTCGACGTCGGAGGTGAAGAAGTCCGAAGCCTGCACGACGCTGTACAGCAGGCCGCCGCCTTGCAACTGGGTGCCGAACGGGCGGAAGAAGTTGGGCAGCAGGATCTGGTCGTCGGCGAGCTTGGCGATGCGGTCACGCAAGATACTGGGCTGTTTGAGGGCGACATCGACGGTCAACGACCGGTCAGTCAGGGCGGGCAGCAGTGGGCTAGTCACGGCGTGTATTCCTTTCAGTACAAGGCGATTTGAGCGTCAAAGGTGTCGGCGGCGCCGGTCACGGCATAGCCGACGGCGACACCTGCGGCTTTCGTGGTCACGGTGCCGCCCGCGCCGACCTGGACTTCGGCGCCCGCAGCGATCGCACCCGTGGCGGTGACCTTCACGACCCCGCCACGCGCGACGCGCACCAGCTGCCCCACAGCGGCGTTGTCAGCGGCCACACCGAATGCGCGCTCCCCGACGCCCGCAGTGGTGACGGCGAGACTGCCTGCGCCGGTGCGGTTCCCGGCGATCTTGACGAAACGCTTGATCGTGACCGGCGATCCGGTGACCTCGGCGGTGATGTCGCGGCCGGGTTCGTAGACGCGGACGTTGGGCAAGGTGGTGGACATGGGTCAGGCTCCAATCCTGTTGCTGGTGCGGTGGTTTCTGCGGCGGCGGGCCGCGGCCACAGCGACCGCACGCGCACGGCCCTCAGCGTCCGGACCCTTTCTACTGCCGTCAGTAAAAAGACTGCTGGCCAGGGTGATTCGTCGGGATGCGGCGACGCCGTACAGGTCGGTGACGTCCTGCAGGGAACGCAGGGTGTCGATTCCGGGTGCGGTGGCCCCGAGCAGCGACAGCGCCGAGAGCACCAGCGGCCAGACCGTGCCGTCGGTGTCCTGGTAGTCGATCAGGGCCTCCACGGAGCGATCGGGGTAGGCGCTGGCCAGCACCGCCGCCAGCCGCGCCGGGACGTTCACCAAATCACCGACGAGGGTCTGCCCGTCATCGGTCAAACGCAGCCCGTCGACATGCCCGAGTGCCGGTGCCGCGTCGCGCATCGGACCCGCATGTCCGAGCTTGATCACCGGCTTGCGTAACACGCCCGCAGCGTGGGCGGCGACCGCGGCTTGCAGGTCGGCGGCGGTGACGGTCCATGTGCCGGTGGAGATTTCCCAGCTGCCAACCTTGACCAGCTCGACTCCGCGAATGGTGCGCAGTTCAGGGTTGTTGTTCGGCGCGGCGGACGACGGCGGCAAGGTCGATGGCCCAGCGGCCCCCGACGCGTTCGGCGGGCAGCCGGCCACGGCTGACGAGGTCGCGGACGTTGGCCAGGCTGCAGCCCAGGATGCGGGCTGCTTCGGCGGTGCTGATGCTGGCATGTCCGGCAGCGTTCCACGATTCCGCCGATGATGCCGCACAGCCATCTTGCGTTTGGTGTTCGGACGCAAGAATCGCTTGCGTTTCACGCAGTTTCGCGGTCACCGAACGCAGCCGCGCGGTCGGGGTGCAATGCTGTTTGACCAGCACCGATTCCAGCAGTTCCATGGCCCGGCACACGTAGTCGAGGTCATCGGGCTCCAACAGGGCTCCACGCAAGTGCGCGATCATCGCTGCCCGCCCACGGAGCCGGTGGACGGCGGTCCCTGATGCGGGTCCGGGGTGGTGGCCCACACCAGCAGCTCTCGGCGCAGTCCGCCTAGAAGCTGCTCGCGGGCAGCACCTTTGACGTGCGCGAACACCAGGTCGACGATCTGCGGCAGCAGCAGCGCATTCGGAGTGAGCCCTGGCGTGGCGGCGCACTCGATGAGTACTAGTCGCATCGCGGCCTCACGGCCTTGCTCATCGCCGGTCAGCGTGTGCAGCAGAAACGCCGCCCCGGCACGCCGGCAGCGGATTTCGCGGCGCACCACCTCCGGATCACGACCACCCGCGGGCAGGCCCGCAGCCGATTCCAGCTCGCGCGCAACGGCCTCCGTGCACGCATCGCACAGCCGGTCGGCGCCGCGATCACCGCACCGCGGGCAGCGTGGCTTGCCGGTCACGACGCGCCCTCAACGGTCTTGTCATCAGCCGTCCCCGCGTGGGAGACGGTTGCGCCAGGGGCGACGGTTCGCGCGGGGGCCGTGCCGATTTCCTCGGCCGCGGCTAACAGCATCCCCGCCAGCGACACGGCCTCGGCACGCGAAGCGGTGAACTTCACCGGCCCGATCTGCATCTGCACCATGAGCGGCTCACCCCGCACCGACACCGAGAACGGCACATCCCGGCACGCGTTGATCCTCACCGGCTTACCTCCGTTCCCGCGGGCGCGGTCTGTGGTTGCGTACACGACTGTTTAGGTTTGGTAACCACCCGGTTGAAGTCACCAGCCGAACTAGTTCCGCCTTGCACGCATGTGCATGGCGGTAAAGGGTTTTCTTGAGGGTTTTCTTTGATGCACCGAAACTGTGCAACCTTCTTGCACTCAGAGGGTGCAAGATCGGGTGCTCAACCTTGCACAAAAAAACGTGCAAGTTCGCAGGTTTCGTCATGCACTCAAACTGTGCAACAAGGGTTCTCGATGTTGCACTCCTGGCGTGCAAGGTCACAGCGTTTGTAATGCACTCAAAATGTGCAACATTGACGGTCTCGTCATGCACCGAAACTGTGCATGACGATGATGTTCGTCTCGCCCCCATAGCGGGCATGACAGAGCCGATCATGATGCACGATCTCCGTGCATGGCGGAAGGCAACTCGATCGGCTGCGAGTACTCGGCGACTTCAAGATCAGTGAGTCGCCGCCCGCCCGCAGCTACCACATACGCCTTACGGCACGGCACCACTATCCCCTCCCGGATATAGCTGCGTATCACCAACCGGCCGTCTCTGACCACAGCATCAAGTGCTGCTTTAACGCGCTGACGGCCCCCACCCCATCCGAACTGTTCGGACATCTGCGCTGCCGATGTTTCCCACGCCTTTTGGCCTCGTGGTGCCGCCCGCGACAGCAGATAGGCGAGCACGAGCACGCCGTCCGAGTCCAGCCGTGAGCGGTGCCCAGCCTCCCGGATCAGCTCATTGGACAGGGCTGTGAAACCCTCCCGAATGGGAGGGCCGATCACATGAATCGGGTTGCGTCGCCCCATATTTAGCGTGGCCACCTATTCACTTGACGACCTGCAATCGTCGGCCGGTCTGGCTTGCAATGTGCGTTGCGGTTCGGCCCGCTCGTAGGCCGTCGAGGATCGCTGCGATTGATTCAGCCTCCGAGGCCGACCAACTCTCTTGGGGAAGCACGTCCAGGGCGTCATGGATGCGCGCCATGGCCGCATCTATGCGCCGGCGCTCCCGATCTGCCGCTTTCAGATCATCGGCCTGAGGCGCGCTCACCGCGCACCAGCGATCAGATTGGCCACCCCGATCAGATGAGACGCCAACTCGATGGCCTCTTGTGGTGTCAGCAGATAATCGCGGTCAATTTCGTCGGTCTCACAGACATTCAGCTTGACCTTCGGCAGCTCGTAGTACCCGCGGTAGGCATAAACCGTCATACCGGTGGCATCGTCAGGAACCGGGATGGTGCTTCCCGGAGCATGATCGGCAAGGCTGAAAACAACCCTGTGACCGGGACCCCAGCACGATTGATCTTCGCGAAGCGGATAACTGGCGTGACCGTCATCCTCGGTGCACCACGACGCGCAGGCTGGTTGTACCATGGCAGAACCCTTTGCTTTGTAGGCGAATTGGGGGCGACGGCTTCCGCCCGGTGTTGACGCACCGGGGACAGCGGAAGCCGTTCGCATTTCTTCGGTTTGATCTCCGACCGGATCCGCGAGACCGCGGTCCTCCAGCCCGTCACGGGCCACCTGATCGTTATGCGGAGCGATGCTCACGCGCTTACCCCGCCGCGCGTGGTCGTCGCCTCTTGCTCAGCGAGCCACCGCTCCAGCTCAGACCGCCGGTAGACAACGCGCCGGCCGAGCTTGAACGACGCCGGGCCCGTGCCCATATGCCGGTAATACCGCAACGTCGCGGGCGGCAACCCCGTCATCTCCGCCGCCAACTCAACACCAATGATCTCCATTACGACCTCCCTGTATGTGAATGACGCATCTAAATGTGGACAACACAATTCAGAGGTACTCTTGCCGCCCATGCTTGTCAAGCATTAGCGTGTGATTTGTGCAAGAAGATGCTGTAGACCCCGCGCAGGCGATCGAGACCGGTTTTGGCGAACGTGTCCGTGATTTCCGTATCGAGAGAGGTTGGACCCAGCGTCAGCTGGCCGAGCGGTTGAGCTTGGACGCCTCTGCGGTCTCTCGGCTGGAACAGGGCACCCGAGCCATCCGCCTAGGAGAAGCTGCGCAGATTGCGGAGGTGCTCGGTATTGACTTCGCCGATCTCGTTTTCGGCGATCTGGATCCGGTGTCAGAACTGCAGGACTTGCGCAATGCAGCCGACTCGCACATGCGCATCACTCGACGCGCCGCCGTCCTTATGACAAGCGCATTCCTGGAGGTTGTCGAGTTTCTTGAGGAGAACCCGACACTGCTTGGTGCGCTTGAATCGACGGATCTAGCTGCGCCTGCGAGTGCTGAAGATTATCTCGAATGGGTTTGCAAGAGGGTGGATTACGTATTCCAAACCCCCGAAACCTCGAACAAAATATATGTTGAAAACAAGACCCGTAGAGGCCAGCTGAGATCCCTGCTAGAAGCAGTTATCGCAACTGTCATCACTGACACCCCGGTTGCTCCGGTAAAGGTCGTAAGCAGGCATCCGTCGCTCAGAAGGCCCGAAGATGGCCGCAAAACGTAACCGCCGCAGTGGTGTTGAGGACCGCTGGACGAAGACTATCCGCGACGCCGCCGGTGTCGAAACGAAGGTTCCTAGTGCCAGCTACGGCAAGGGAATGCGTTGGCGTGCAAGGTATGTCGACGAGAACGCCAAGGAACACGCCAAAGGGTTTGGCCGCAAAGCCGACGCGCAATCCTGGTTGGACAAACAGGTTTCCGATCAAGTCACCGGCACATGGACCGATCCGCAACTCTCGTCGATCACGTTCGGAGCAATCGCGGAGCGGTGGTTCAAGACGAAGGCCACCAAGGCCCCCAAGACAGTTGCGGGGTACCGCTCACTTCTCGACACCGTCGTACTGCCGCGGTGGGAGGAAACACCGCTTCGCGAAATGCGGTTCGACGACCTCCAGGTGTGGGTGACAGGGCTGTCCGTCGATGGGTCAATTCGCTTTGAGGGCAAAGGATTAAGCGCCTCACGTGTCCGGCAGGCCCACCAGCTTGTGGGCGCGGTGCTGCGGTTCGCAGTGAAAGCCAAGCACCTCGCGGTCAATCCCGCCGAGGGCATCGACCTACCGACACTGCCCGAGACCGATCAGCGGTACCTGACACACGAACAGCTGCACCGCGTGGCCGTGGCTGCAGGCCGCCTGCGGACCCTCATCCTGGTATTGGGTTACTGCGGCCTGAGATTCGGTGAGGCCGCGGCGCTCACAGTGGCCAACGTGGACACCGCCGCCAAGCGGATCCGGGTGCGACGGTCCGTCACGTACGTGCGCGGCAAGGGGCTCGTCGAGGGCCCCACGAAAGGCAAGCAATCGCGGACGGTGCCGGTGCCTGACTTCCTGGCGAAGCTTCTGAAAACCGAACTCGCCGGCCGCGCCGACAAGGACCTGGTGTTCCCGTCCGCGCGAGGCGGCGGTTGGCTGACCCTTGGGCAGGGCCGCTATGCCTTCCAGAAGGCCACAGCCGTAGTAGATGGCTGCGAGGGCGTCCGGCTGCACGATCTACGGCACACGTGCGCCAGCTTGGCTATCAAGTCGGGAGCCAACATCAAGGTCGTCCAGAAGCTCCTGGGACACAAGTCCGCGGTGCTGACCCTCGACCGGTATGGGCATCTGTTCCCGGACGATCTGGACGCCGTGGCGGACGCTTTCGACACCGCTTCCCGGATCTACTGCGGACGCACTGCGGACGGAACTACCCCCCAACGCAATCAGGCCCCCTCGAAAGGGGGCCTGACCAGTGTGGCGGG